CTAATTTAGCAATTTGTAATCGGAGAACGTGATCACTTCTTCCCCTACCCAACTATTAATCTCTTTCAATCGTTCTTGCAATGGGATTATCTCATTGATAAAAAACACTCGCGTTGCCTTTTCAACGTCACCAAAGCCGCCTGTATTATTCGGCACAATCCCCATTAATTGCGGTGGCACACGGTGCGCAGCTAACACATCATCACGGCTTGCATTCTTAATGTTTAAGAAATCATCTTTGGCAATAGCATCTGACAATGGAATAACTTGCATCCCATCTTTCTTCCCATTTGGGATATACACAAACAAATTCTTAAAGTTGCCAGTCCCTTTGGTTTGTCTGATTTGCGTTTTGATTGCTTCAATATCGTCTTGGTTCTGTGTTGGGTCGGTCATGTAAATAATCGAACCCGCATGCGCGCCATTCAGATAATATTTACGGCGGAACAATGTGGCACTTTCATTTAAAAAAGCAGATTGAAGTGCAGCCAAATATTCTGGCACACCATAAATCTCTTGATTCACATCGGGATTAATCAAGTTAAAGACAGAACCTTTTTTAAATTCATATTCATCAAATCCATTCACAATCTGATAAAACACGCCTGTTTCAACACCGACACGCATATATTTAGCAAGAGGGGATTTTAACGAGAAAACTTTTCCAAACGAATTTACAGTTTTCTCAATATAAGCATTACCAAAAACCAAGTAATCTTGCACCAGTTTTTCTAATTGGGTACGTGGTAAAAGTGCGGTCGTTTTACAGGTAGAAAGCAAAATGTTTTTCTTCACAGTGATTGCACTATTATGATGTGCCGATGCGTTTAATGCTTTGGCAAGATAACTTAAATTAATCGGAGGGTTGTAATATTTCTCATACATCAACACGCTTTCGAAATAATTCAGTACTTCTGCACGGTCAAGCACTGGAATAGGTTCACCAAAGCTGAACGCCTGTGCTTGATTTCCAGTAGAAAGTGCGGTGGATTTTTTTGTGTTTTTGCTCATTTGGTTATCCTATTCAAAGGTAAATATTGTTGATTTATTGCTTGATACATCGCCGCCTAAACCATAAGGCACATTTAAAATACAGTTCATGATTGCCCATGATAAATCGCCATGGCTTGCATCTTCCGAACGATCTGAAACATAAGTAATTTTCCCCGTGCTAGTAATGCGTTTTTTCACCGTCATAAAACTACTCACGATGTCATTGTCTCCACTATCAAATTTAAGGCGACGTTTCTGAATTAAGTTTTGTGTTTTTAACACCATTTCATTTTTAAGATCGGCGTTATACTCTAGGCCCTGCGCCATTGGATAAAATTTTCTCACTTCCTGATAAACGCCCGACCCCATTCCCGTTTTATCAATCACTATGCGAGTTACATTGTAATCATCACAAAACTGCTTAATGCGACTTGCTTGTGTTTCGTAATCCATACCGTGAAAAGTTTGTTTATGTAAAACGCGATAATCTCCCCCTTCCACTTTCGGCGGTGCAACAATCACTAATGCTGCACGGTCGCCAGTAAAAGCGGGGTCATAACCTAACCAAACTTCACGATTACCGAATGGGCGTTGATAAAATGGCTTGTAATCGTGCCATTCTTCCAAACTGTCCACCTGGCAAAGTTGCAGATCGCCAAATTTAAACGCTGACGAGTTATCATCAGCGAATTGACATAGATATAATTGTTCAAATTCAGCTTTACTGTTTTCTGCAATCAAATTATTAATGTCGAAAAGAGTACAGCCCCCCTCCATCGCATCATAAATACTCACAATTTGTTTCCATTGGCTATCTGCACAAAATTTCCCGTTTTTTAAATTTTCATGAGAAATATCAATTTCAACTTTTTCTGATTTTGGGCGATCTCGATTGAAAGCTTTGCCAGAAAAAAAAGCATAAGCCGAATGGGCAATTGTAGAAGGCGTAGAAAAGTAAGTTTGGCGATACATTTTTTGGGACGCCATAGCAGATGCCACTTTACGAATCTCTTCAAATTTAGTAACCCAGAAAATTTCATCAAAATATAAATTGCCGTGGTAGGATTGAGCTGTAGCAGAATTCGTTCCCAAAAAAATCAATTCCGCACCATTTGGTAAGCGAATGGTTTCGCCCTTTAAATCTACATCTGCCGTCCGCTTAGCATAGTTCACAATGTACGAACGAAACTGTAAGGCTTGTTTTTTACTGGCAGATAAGAAAATCTGATTGTTACCAGTAGTCAAAGCATCAACAAAGGCTTCCTGAGCAAAATAATACGTCGCCCCGATTTGTCGGCTTTTTAAAATATTTCTGATTCGATGTTCTTTCGCCTTGTGCCAAATTCGCTGATAATTAAACATTCCATCAAGAAAGCCATTAATCAGAGATTCTTCTTGCTCTTGATCAATGGCATTCGGTTCAGCTTTCTTTCGTTCGCCTTTGTTACGATTAGCCAGTTTGGGATTCAAATCCACTTCATTGCCATCGCCAAAAGAATATTTTTTCACTCTCGCCATCCGTTCCATTTGGCGACCAAGCAAATCAATTTCTTTGTAATCTGAACCACTCTTTTCTTCTTTCGCAATCAGCAAATTTAATCTTGTCTCAAGTGCTAATTCAACCCGACCAACAGGCGCAATATCGTCCCACTTTTCTCTGTCTTTCCAGCTGGCAATCGTTGATGCAGGAATATTTAATTGGCGTGAAATTTCAGCGATTTTATAACCACTGAAATACATCTGCTGTGCTTTACGTTTGATTTCCGCCGTCACTTCGGGGGAAGGTTGATTAATAACTTGTTCGTCCATTCCTAATCCTTTCTATTTACAACCGCATAATAGAAAGGGGGCGAATGTTAGTCTTTCCGCTTGCTCTGTGAATCGACATACAACAAAAGCAACTCATAGACCACCAAAATTAAACCTTTCAGAATAGCGATAATCATTGAATCAAACCAACCACCGAAAGGACAACCAATGGCAAAAAAATCTAAATGGGTCATTGTTGCGACAGAAGGTGCCACTACGGATGGCCGCACCATTCAACGCAACTGGATTGAAGAAATGGCCGAAAGTTACGATCCAAAAAACACCTATGGTGCACGTATCAATCTCGACCACATCAAATTCTCTTTATACATGCCAGAACTAGCAAATTCGCATTGCTTTGGTGATGTTTTAGCCGTGAAAGCTGAAGAACGAGAAGATGGAAAACTACAACTTTTAGCCCAATTACAACCAACCGATGCGCTTATTGCCTTAAACAAAGAAGGGCAAAAAGTTTACACATCCGTGGAAATTGACGCCAATTTTGCAGATACAGGCAAAGCCTATCTCGTTGGTTTAGCCGTAACGGACAACCCTGCAAGCCTAGGCACAGAAATGTTAAGTTTCTCGCACAATGGCTTAAATGCTCGCAAATTAAAAGCGGAAAACATCTTCACCGCTGCCGTTGAAACGGAATTGGAATTTGTTGAAGAAACAGAAAAAAGCCCATCTGTGTTGGAAAAAATCAAAGCATTATTTTCTAAAAAAGAAAAATCAGACGATGAACGCTTTGCTGATCAAACACAAGCCATTGAGCTTTTAGCCGAGCAAACCAAAGAAACCTTGGAAAAATTAACCGCACTTTCTGACGATTTAGCCAAACAAAAAGCCGAAATCGAAGAAATGAAAGCAGGTAATGCAGAAATCCAAGCAACCTTTGCAGAACTCAAAAAGCCTGTTGAACCCGAAAATCCTCGCCCTTTAGTTTACGGTGAACAACCTGAAACTGACGGCCGCTTCTTTTAATTTATCTTAGGAAAAAACCAAATGAATAAATTTACCAAACAAAAATTTAATGCTTATGTAGCTGGTGTTGCAGCAGATAACGGCGAAGATGTGGCATTCGTTGCGAATGGTGGTCAGTTTACCGTTGAGCCAACTATTCAACAAAAATTAGAAAATGCTGTGCTTGAAAGTTCTGATTTCTTAAAACGCATCAATGTCGTGATGGTGCAAGAAATGAAAGGTTCCGCATTGCGTTTAGGTGTGCTTTCACCTGTGGCAAGCCGCACCGACACCAACACAAAAGCACGTGAAACCACTGACATCCACAGCTTGCAAGAAAACACCTATTCTTGCGAACAAACCAACTTTGACACGCATTTAAATTATGCAACCTTAGACAGTTGGGCAAAATTCCCTGATTTCGCCGCACGTGTGGGCAAACTCAAAGCCGAACGCATTGCATTAGACCGTATCATGATCGGTTGGAATGGCACAAGTGTAGCAGCAACCACAAACCGCACAGAACATCCATTATTGCAAGATGTGAATAAGGGTTGGTTATTCCAAATCGAAGATAAAGCCAAAGCTCGTGTCTTAAAAGAAATTGAAAAAAGCAGTGGCAAAATCGAAATCGGTGCAGGTAAAACCTATAAAAACCTTGATGCCCTTGTCTTTGCATTAAAAGAAGATTTCATTCCAGCACAATACCGTGACGACACAAAATTGGTTGCAATCATGGGTAGCGACTTATTAGCTGATAAATATTTCCCATTAATTAACCAAGAAAAACCAAGCGAAATTTTGGCAGGTGATACCGTCATTAGTCAAAAACGTGTGGGCGGGTTACAAGCCGTATCTGTTCCATTCTTCCCGAAAGGCACAGTGTTAATTACCTCACTTGATAACTTATCTATCTACGTGCAGGAAGGCAAAGTGCGCCGTCACTTAAAAGATGTGCCAGAACGCAATCGTGTGGAAGATTATTTATCGTCAAACGAAGCCTATGTTGTGGAAAACTACGAGGCAGTCGCCATGGCGAAAAATATTACCATTCTTGAGGCTCCTGAGCCTATTTCGTCTGTGGCAGCATAACGGAATCAATAATGCGCCCAACTAAACGCCATTTTCTGGAAGTTTCTGCCGCTATTGCTAATGCGGCAGAAACCGAAGATCTAAGCGACTTTACGGAATACGAAAAAATGTGCCGTATTCTTGCTCGCCATCGAAAGGACCTAAAAAATATCCAATCGACGGAACGCAAAGGCACATTTAAAAAGCAAATTTTGCCTGACTATCTACCATGGATTGAAGGGGCGTTATCTGTCGGAAGTGGTAAACAAGATAATGTCTTGATGACATGGTGCGTGTGGGCAATTGACTGTGGCGAATATCATCTCGCCTTACAGATTGCCGATTATGCTGTATTTCATGATTTACGCTTGCCCGAGCCATTTACCCGAACTCTTGGCACCTTGTTGGCAGAAGAATTTGCCGACCAAGCCAAAGCTGCACAAGCCGCCAATAAACCGTTCGAAGTGGCTTACTTAGAGCAAGTTCAACGCATCACCGCTGATTGCGACATGCCAGATGAAAGCCGTGCACGATTATTGCGTGAATTGGGCTTGTTATTGGTTGAAAAGAACCCTGAACAAGCACTGGCATATTTAGAACGTGCTTTGGGTTTAGATCAGAAAATTGGCGTGAAAGGCGATATTAAAAAATTACGTAAGCAATTAAACAAAGCCGATGAATAATCGGTTTTGGTAAAGAGCAAACCACGCAGCCGTCGGGCGGATTAAAAGTGCGGTCAAATTCTGACGGATTTATTGGCCGTGCTTAATTTAATCCTCACCCGACCTTTTTTATAAGGGTAAATCAATGAGCGACGGCGCAATATCAGTCAAACTTGCCCCCGATTATGAAATGGGCGAAGTACAGAAACAGTTAAATGATGACGATATCTTAGATGACATTATCAGTAATGATGGTTTCTTCCCCGATATATCACTCTCTCAATTTCGGAATCAATACCGTGCAGACGGCACCATTACCACACAACGTTTACAAGATGCCTTAATTGAAGGAATGGCAAGTGTCAATGAAGAACTCTCTATGTTTAAAACACAAAGTAAACACTACAGTTTAGAACAGATCACAGCCCCCTACATCAATGGCGAAAGCGTCCTGATTTATCGTTATAAACGTGCGGTAAGTTGCTTGGCTCTGGCAAACCTTTATGAACGCTATGCAAGCTATGACAGCACCAATGATGGCGAAAAGAAAATGGCGCAACTCAAAGACAGCATTGATGAATTACGCCGTGATGCTCGCTTTGCGATTAGCGACATATTGGGCCGAAAACGTGTCGATGCGGAGTTAATCTAATGCAAGTTTACGCACAACAAAATGACAATTTAGATGCCATCCTTTATCGCCATTTTGGGCGCAGTGAAGGCTTGCTCGAAATAACCTGCGAACTCAATCCGCATTTAATGGATAAGCCCATTATTCCCATTGGCACCCCAGTCATATTGCCAGAAGCTGATACAGAAAAAATTAGTGTGGCAAATGACACAATTCAACTTTGGAGCTGATATGCACGACACACCATCAAAAGCATCTTACATATCAGGAATATTCGCCTTTTTGATTGGACGCATTGCCGATATGTTCTCAAATGTAAATTGGGCTGATGTCGCATCGGTTACAGGTATTGTGATTGGTGTCGCCACCTTTCTTGTGAATTGGTATTACAAGAAAAAAGATTTTGAATTAAAAGAAAAAGAACTCGAACAACGGATCCATCATCATGATTAAACGTTCAGCTAAATACATCTGCGCCATATCTGCCGTTGTTGGACTGGTGATTGCCACTCATGGGAATGAAATTCGAACATCCGAAAAAGGCTTGTTACTCATTGGCAATGCCGAGGGTTGCATGAAAAAGCCCTATCAATGCCCTGCTGATGTTTTAACAGTCGGCATAGGCATAACCGATGCCGTTGAAAAAATTGACCGCAATAAAATTTACACCTTACAAGAAATTGCCGAATTATACGTAAAAGGCATTAAACAATCAGAAAAATGCGTTAATCAATATGCCAATGGGCAAACCATGCCACAAGGTGCATTTGATGCCCTCGTCTCCATCACCTTTAACGTAGGATGTGGCAAATTAAAAAATAGCTCACTTTTTAAAATGGCACGCCAAGGCTACAACAAAGCCATGTGCAGTCAATTTGAACGTTGGATTTATGCAGCAGGAAAACCGCTAAAAGGATTAATTGAACGCCGTCAAAAGGAGAAAAACCTATGTTTAATTTCTTAACCGCAAAAGAACGAGGCATTTTACTTATCGGACCAATAGTGCTTGTACTCCTCATTATTTTCCTGGGGTTTGAGGCGAATTACTGGCGAAAAGAAATGCTCAAAGAAGAACAGCTAAAACTGAAATGGCAAAACTCTTACATTGAGTTAAATCATAGCGTTCAAAATTTTGCCGAACAGCAAGCACAGCTCATCCAAGCAGTAAATAACCTCAAAGCAAACCAAAATCAACAAACACAGGATTTAAAAAATGTACTTAAATCAAACCAAGATTGGGCTGACCGCCCTTTGCCTGATGATGTTAAACGCGTGCTCAACTCAGCAGGAAGTCATTAAATCACCGATTCTTTGTCCGCAAACCACTGAGTGCAGTGCATATTCGCCACAAATTCGCACCAATGGCGAATTAGCCGAAGCCTATTTACAGACACAGCACCACCTTGATTTATGCATCATTGAAAACTCGAGTTTAAAAAAATGCATGGATGAATTTAATAAAAAGGAACAGCCATGACAGATCAATTCGACCGAGCACAACAGCTTGAAGAAATGCAACGTGAAATCGCCCTCAAAAAACACCGCACTTTCCAGGCGGTAAGTCGCCTTTATTGTGAAGATTGTGATGCCCCTATCCCCGAAAAGCGCAGACAAATGATTCAAGGCGTAACACGTTGCGTAGCTTGCCAACAAAGATTTGAAATGCAACAACGGAATTTTCGCAAATGAAAAAGCCCAACCAACTGCGCAAAATCCTTGAACAAAGTCACCCCGATTTTGTAAAAAATCCCGACCATCTACAACTTTATGTAGACGGTGGGCAAATCGTCGCAACAGGTGCCGCATCATTTAGTTTTGAATACCGTTACACACTCAATGTTGTGGTGACTGATTATGCTGGCGATATTGCCACTTTGATTGTGCCAATGATGGCTTATCTGCGCACAAATCAACCTGAAATATTAGAAAATCCACAAATTCGAGAGAATGCATTTAAATTCCAGGTGGATTACAACAATAACAACACCGCTGACATTAGTTTCGAAATCCAACTCACTGAACGTGTCGTGTCGAAAAAAGACGGGAATAATGTGCAGATCCATTACGCAAAAGAACCAGTATGGGACGAACCAACCCGAGTAAAAGTCTATTTGGAAAACTGGGATTCGCCAATTTTTGAGGGTGATATAGTCTAATGGCAACAGTAGAAGAAGTTCAGGCAAAATTGACCGCACTTATTGCCAATCTTTCTCCACAAGCTCGCAGACAGCTTGGGCGAAAAATCGGGCAAGCCTTACGAAAAAGCCAATCAAACCGAATTGCACGCCAACAAAATCCCGATGGTTCTGCCTTTGAACCTAGAAAACCACGTAAAGAATTTGGAAAAAAGAAAGAGCGAATCAAACGCAAAGCTATGTTCGCCAAACTTCGCACCGTCCGACATTTAAAAGTGCGGTCAAATGGTAACGAAATTTCAGTGGGTTTTAATGGCTCAAGTGCCGCCATTGCTGCAGTGCATCAATACGGGTTAAGCGCTAGCCCATCTAAAAATAAAGATTTCAAAGTGCAATATGCCCAGCGTGAATTACTGGGCTTTTCGGAAAGTGATGTGGATTTAATTGAAGATTTGATTATTGAGCAGTTGAGTGTCTAGCTTTCAAATATTGATTCCATTTCCAGATACAGAAAAGATAAAAAGCAAACGCAGAAAGCCCTAGAAAGATATTAATTTCAGCTAGCCATAAGATAGATCCTAGCATCATCATATAGAGGAAAATTAATGGTGCAGCAACAATTCCGGATACCATAACAGGTAATGCAATCACACCAAATGCGATAGCAAGCCCGAATAGTGCAATACCAAAAACGCTTAATGAAAGTAGTGCCATCATTGCTATTTCTCCTTTCTGTTTTTCTTAATTATTAAGCCTAAAACAAATATTTGTCAACAAAAAGCGAGTGTTTTATGAACAACTTACAACTTTCAGTTTTATTAAATGCGATTGATAAAATGTCTGCTCCAGTTCGCAGTGCATCTAAAAGCGTTCATGAGCTATCGGCAAAACTAAAAGAAAGCAAATCGATTCAGCGACAACTAAATCAGCAAAATAAGCAACATCAAGCCGCAATGAAACAATATGCTTCTGCTATCAACCCATTAAAATCAAAATTAGATTCGCTGAATCAAGAATTAGAGCAAGCAAAACAAAAAGCCGCATCTTATGCTCAATATATGAAGAATGCTCAACATCCTACTGCAGGCTTTCAAAAGGAAGTAGAGAAAGCAAAAAGTGCGGTAAAAAAACTCAAGCAAGAACAAATTGATGCAGCAAATAAATTACAGCAAGCACGCCAAGAATTAGCAAAATCAGGCATTTCCGCAGAAAAACTCGCGCAAAAGCAAAGGGAACTACAGAAAAACACCAAAAGTGCGACGGATCAAATTAAAAATCAAGAAGCCGCATTGAAAAAACTCAACGCAAAACAGGCCGCTTATAATCAATACCGTGGGCAAGTTGAGAAACTTAAAGATATCAGTGGAAAAGCACAAATCATTGGTGCACAGGCAACAGCAGCAGGTGCAACAATGACTGCACCATTGGCAAATTCAGTTCGGGATTTTATGGGATTTGAAGATGCTATGTTAGGCGTAGCACGTCAAGTTCAAGGGTTAAAAGATGACGCAGGCAACCTAACGCCCGAATTTGAACAATGGAAACAAAAGATTCAAAATTTATCGACAGAATTGCCATTAACCACCGTACAAATCGCAAACATGATTGAATCCGCAGCACGTATGGATGTACCTAAAGAACAATTAGAAGAATTTGTGCGATTAAACACCCAAATGGCGACAGCCTTTGACGCAGCAAATCCTGATGAATTGGTCGAACAATACGGCAAAGTCACCAAAAACTTTAAATTATCATCTGCTGCATCACGCGAACTGGCAGATGCAATTAATTATTTGGACGACAATGCGATCTCTAAAGGTACAGAAATTATTGGCTTTATGAATCGTGTATCAGGTATCTCTGGCATTGCAAAAATCACCGAGAAAAATATGGCCGCATTGGGTTCAACGCTACAAACCGCTGGTGCGGGAGAAGAAGACTCAGCCACCGCAGTCAATGCCATCTTTACTCGCCTTTCATCTGCCACGAAGAAAAAACCAGTGCGAGGAGCATTAAAAGCAATGGGATTAGATGCAAGCCAAGTAGAACTAGGAATGGCGAAAGATGCACAAGGCACATTAATGAAAATTGTAGAAACGGTAAAGAAAATGCCAGAACAAAAACGCCTTGGGTTTATTGCTGATCTCGTTGGTACAGAACATACGAAAACACTTGCTTTATTAGCATCTAATACCGAAGAATGGCGCAGACAAATTGAACTCGCAAATAGCCAATCCGCAAAAGGTTCAATGGGACGCGAATTTGATACAAGAATGAAAGCCCTTTCATCCACATGGGGAATATTCAAAAATCAATTATTCAATCTCAATGCGACTATTGGCAGCGCGCTTGCGCCAACATTAGATAATCTAATGAAGAAAATTGGTAGTGTCGTCGAAACCATAAGAAATTGGATTGTTGCCCATCCAAAATTATCATCTAATTTAATGATTTTTGTTGGCGTAATTGGTGGTTCGCTTACTATCTTTGGTGCATTTGCCACAATTCTAAGTTTTATCTTATATCCCGTTGCAAGATTATTTTTAGGTCTTTCAAAATTAAATATATTATTACCTAAGTTTAGATCTTCTATGACTTCTGTGGGCGGTTCTATTCTCCGTGGATTATTATCACCGCTCAAATTGTTAGGTTTTGTATTTTCTACAACAGGATTCGCTATTGCCGCCGCAGCATTACTTATCTATAAATTCTGGAATCCAATCAAAGCCTTTTTCGGCGGAGTTTGGGAGGGATTAAAATCAGGTCTCGCCCCTGTCCTTGAAAAATTCCAACCGCTAGGCACCGCATTTGGTGTGGTCGTTGGATGGATTGAAAAAGCCGTGAAATGGTTTACTGATTTATTGTCTCCAGTACAAAGTACCAAGGAAGATTTAGATGCTGCAGCCAGTGCAGGTAAAAAATTTGGCGAAGGGTTATCAGCAGGTATTGATTTGGCTCTCAAACCATTACAGCTACTCATGGATGGCATTAAATGGGTAATCGATAATATGCCAGGTATTCAAGCAGGAACAAAAATTGTTGAAAATGCCAAACAATCAAGAAATGAAGAAACAAATAAGGTTATCAAATCAGGAAGTATAACTGAAAGAACACTCGATGCACTTTCTGATTCGAATATGTATTCTTCAGGCGGCTACACTGGCAATGGCGGCAAATATGAACCCATGGGCATTGTCCACGGTGGCGAATACGTGATGACCAAAGAAGCCACATCACGCCTTGGCATCAATACACTCAATGCGCTTAATTACGGCAAAAGAGCACTTATTGCGGGTGGTTTGGGTATCAGCGTTGCAACTGCCGCTCCTGTGCAAGTGGATACTCGTGCGCCCATTTCTGCTCGTCCAGTGATGACTCAATCCAGCCAACCAATGAGCGTAAATATCACCATCAATGCCGCACAAGGAATGGACGAACGAGCCATAGCACAACAAGTGGCAAAAGAAATACAACGCATCGAAAACCAACGCCAAGCAAGGGCTAGAAGTTCAATGTGGGACAGAACATAATAAAAGGGCGAAAGCCCTTTTTTGTTACCTATTATTCCACACGCTCCCCCACTCGCCACATCACACAATATTGCCAACAATAAGGCATTTTCTTTAACTGTGAATGCCTATGTCTGCCGAATTACAACGAAAACTAGACAACATTATCCGCTTTGGGGTGATCGCTGAAGTAAATCACGCCACCGCACGTGCTCGCGTAAAGAGCGGTGATATTCTCACAGAGTTTTTACCATTCGTTACATTTCGTGCGGGCACAACTAAAACATGGTCGCCGCCTACGGTGGGCGAACAATGTGTGATGTTATCAGTTAGCGGTGAATTTACCACTGCCTGCATATTAGTTGGGCTTTACACACAAAACAGCCCTAGCCATTCAGCCGACGAACACGTTATCGAATTTGCTGACGGTGCCAAAATTACTTACAACCAATCAAATGGCGCATTGGTTGTGACAGGTATCAAAACCGCCAGTATTACTGCCGCTAATCAAATTGATATTGACTGCCCTACTATCAATATCAAAGGCAATGTGAATATTGACGGTTCTTTATCAACCACAGGCACAAGCACCACAAAAGGCAATATCAGCACACAAGGCAGTGTGACCGCAAGCGGTGATATTAAAGGTGGCGCAATTAGTTTACAAAACCACGTCCACCTTGAACAAGGCGATGGCCAACGAACCTCTAACGCAAAGGCATAGCATGAATCGATACACTGGCGAAACATTAAAAAAAGAAAGCGACCATATTAAACAATCCATTGCCGATATTTTGCTAACCCCTGTTGGCTCGCGCATTCAGCGGCGTGAATATGGCAGTTTAATCCCAATGCTAATAGACCGCCCAATCAGCCACACATTGTTATTACAACTGGCAGCTTGTGCCGTCACCGCAATTAATCGTTGGGAACCACGCGTACAGATCACACAATTTAAACCTGAATTGGTTGACGGTGGCATTGTGGCAAGTTATGTCGCACGCAGTCGTAAAGATAACCAAGAAATGCGCAACGAAAAACTATTTTTAGGACATAAACAATGAGCGAATTAGTCGATTTATCAAAACTAGATGCACCGAAAGTGCTAGAAGATTTAGATTTTGAAAGTTTGCTCGCAGACAGAAAAGCGGAATTTATCGCACTTTTCCCACAAGATGAAAGAGCAATTTGGCAAGCGCGATTAAGTTTAGAAAGTGAGCCAATCACGAAATTATTACAAGAAGTGGTTTATCTACAGCTGATGGAAAGAAACCGCATCAATAATGCGGCAAAAGCCACAATGTTAGCCTATGCAAGCGGTTCAGATTTAGATGTGATTTCCGCCAATTACAATGTGAAAAGACAAGTCATTCAAGAGGCGAATAATAATGTTACACCTAAAATCCCCCAAATTTTAGAAGATGACACCTCATTGAGATTGCGTACGCAATTAGCCTTTGAGGGGCTTTCTGTGGCGGGCCCTCGCTCTGCTTATATCTTCCACGCGCTCTCTGCACACCCCGATGTTGCAGATGTGTCTGTGGTATCACCACAGCCAGCCAATGTCACCGTCACGATTTTAAGCCGTAATGGTCAAGGCGAGGCTGATGAAAGCCTTTTAAATGTAGTTAGAGCAAAACTCAACGATGATGACATCCGCCCTATTGGCGACCGCGTTATCGTACAAAGTGCGGTGATCCAATCCTACGAAATCCGCGCCAAATTACATCTTTATCGTGGCCCTGAATACGAGCCAATCAAAGCGGCTGCTCTAAAAAAATTGACGGCTTACACCAAAGAAAAACACCGTTTAGGGCGAGACATTAGTCTATCGGGTATTTATGCCGCATTACACTTGGAAGGGGTACAACGGGTAGAGCTTATCTCGCCTACCGCCGACATTGTGCTACCAAGCTCAAAATCAGCCTACTGCACGGCAATTAATTTGGAGATCGTGACAAGTGATGATTACTAATCATTTACTGCCGATAGGCTCAACTCCATTAGAAAAACGTGCGGCAGAAATTCTAAAAAGTGCGGTAGAAAATCCCATTGTTATTGCAGATTTAATCAACCCTGAACGCTGCCCCGCCGAATTACTCCCTTATTTAGCTTGGGCGGTCTCGGTGGATAAATGGGATGAAAACTGGACAGAAGAAGTTAAACGCATTGCGATCAAACAATCTTATTTTGTACACAAACACAAAGGCACAATTGGCGCAGTAAAACGTGTGGTTGAGCCAATAGGCTATCTCATTGAACTGAAAGAATGGTTTCAAACGAATCCGCAAGGCACACCAGGAACATTTAGCTTAACCGTAGAAGTGTCTGAAAGTGGCTTGAATGAACAAACCTATAACGAACTAGTGCGGCTTATTAACGATGTAAAACCCGTCTCAAGACATCTCAATCAGCTCGCTATCGCAATCTCACCAACAGGGGCACTCAGAACCTTTATTGGTCAACAATGTGGTGAAATCATCACAGTATATCCACAATAGGAATATTTATGGCATCACAATATTTTGCAATATTAACCGACTACGGAACACGTGCTATCGCGCACGCATTAAGCCAAGGGCAACCATTACAACTCACCCAATTTGCTGTGGGTGATGGCAATGGGCAGGCTGTTACTCCAACGGCAAGTGCCACAGCGCTCGTACATCAAACGCATATTGCGCCTGTAAGCGCCGTTTCTCTCGACCCTCGCAATAATAAACAAGTGATTGTTGAATTAACCATCCCAGAAAATATCGGTGGTTTTTACATCCGAGAAATGGGCGTATTTGACTCACAAAACAAACTCATTGCCTATGCAAACTGCCCTGAAAGTTTTAAACCGACAGAAAGTAGCGGCAGTGGTAAAGTCCAAGTATTACGGATGATTTTAAAAGTAGAATCCTCTAGTGCAGTGACCTTATCCATCGATCACAGTGTGATTTTTATCACCCGCCAACAAATGGCACCAAAAACCATTACTGCCACAACTCAAAATGGATTTGATGAAACCGGACACAGCCACGAAATAGCCAAGGCAAGCACCACACAACAAGGGATAACCCAACTCTATTCGGGATATGAGTCGGAATCCGAAGATATGGCTGCCACCCCGAAATCGATTAAGTTACTCAAAGCATTTATCGATGCGCTTACACGCAATTTCACTAACTACATCCCAAACAGCAAAAAATCCTCTGTAGTAAATAGCAATAGTGCAGACACCGTCGCAACCAGTGAAGCGGTTAAAACAGCTTATGACCTTGCCAATAGCAAACAATCCCCAGCCACAACCTTAGCGGGCTATGGTATAGGTGATCTTAAAATCCAAAGTTTTGCAGGTGATATTAACACCCTTAAAATCGATGGTATTTATGCGATTACTCAAGCAGGACGCTCGCAAAATCTACCCGTATCAACGAGTTGTCACATCCAAGTGATTGCTGGCGGTGATGGCTCTTGGTGCCGTCAATTAGCTTATGTAGCGTACAGCACAGATATGTACGAGCGACATCAGACAAGTTATCAGACAGATAGTTGGTCGGCTTGGAAAAAACTTAATACCGATGGCATCCCTATTGGTGCGGTGGTGTCATTCCCCCGCGCGGTAACAAACCCTGTTGGTTTCCTGAAAGCCAATGGTACGACATTTAATCAACAAACATTCCCTGATTTGTATCAGGTGTTAGGCAACAGCAACCAACTCCCTGATTTAACCCGTAGCGATGTGGGCATGACCGCTTATTTTGCCGTGGATAACATCCCTAACGGCTGGATTGCCTTTGATGAGATTGCCACACAAGTTACCGAGCAACGTTACCCTGAGTTATATCGTCACTTAGTCGGCAAATATGGCTCAATTAATAGTGTACCTAAAGTAGCAGATAGATTTTTGCGTAATGCGGGAAATGGGCTATCTGTGGGGCAAACGCAAGAGGATGCAATCCGTAATATTACTGGTAAGTTTGGACCTGTAGATGGGGGCGGTAGACATACAGGGGCATTCAAGCAAGAGGAATCGTTTGGTTATGGTGCAACATTGGGAGATTCTAGATGGTGGGTTTCATTCGATGCTTCCCGCGTTGTCCCTATCGCAAATGAGAATCGTCCAAAATCGCTTATTTTGAAATTATGCATCAAAGCCATTAATAGTCTTGATGATGTTGATGAAGTAAAACGTGTATATGGTATCTTTAATGGAACAAGTAATTTTATTTTAGATAATATGTATAGATTTGAAAATGAATTTTTTACAACTTTAAAAACAGCTCAAGAATTAGGTTATGCTGAAGCAGATCCTAGTGCTGATATAGATGGATATGATGTAACTAACAAGGTTATTATAAGTTCAGCTTTAGCTTATGATGGTTTCATTAAAAATGAATTTCCTTGTTTTACTATGAGAAATATAACTAAAGAAGATATCCTATATTTTAAGAAAAAAGGTTTAATAGCTAAATATATTGGAGAAGCAACAACTGTTGGAAATGAATATGAAGCTTCAGTAATGTTAAATTTATTCCCAACAAATGCTTTAGAAGGTAATGTTTTAAGTAACTATAATATTGTTACAGTACAATCTCATACTATGGGAGAAGTAAAATTCTATGGTCAAGGTGCAGGAAAATTACCAACTGCTAATGCAATAATTCAAGATATCTTAGATATACAAGCAAATATTTCTTTTAATCCTATTTCAATAGAAAAGAAA